ACGGCTATCACGGCGAGAATTACAGGGATTTGACGTACTATCAGGTAGGCCAGGCCAATCAATTCATGCACTACTATGATGATGGCCTTTTTATAGGGCAGTTCGGCACGCCGAGAATTACTTATTTCAGGCCAGACGCTGACTCGCACCCAGAAGGTTGCGCCGGTAACAGTTTCTACAACACCTATGCTTACGCGAACGGGAGCCTTTACTGGTATCACGGCGACGAGGGGGTGCATGGCGGGGTTCACCGCTGGCGCATAGACGGGATAGATACGATTTCCGAGCAGTCCGTCACGCTTAACGCATTCCCCTGACGTGGATTAACCCAACGAGGACTATTAATGCTGTATGTTCCGCAATACGCAGGCGCCCTGACGGCTCAAACAAATTCATGGTCCGGTGCCGTGCCATCGTCGTCGCTCGGTACGTCTGTGACCCCTGGGACTGCTGACTACGGCTCTTGGGCCGCCGCAGGTAGCGCGTTAACCAGCGATGCCTATGGGATACGTATTAACTGCCACGACAACTATACAAACGGAACATTCCGTACTACGTGCCTGACACTGGGGTACGACCCTGCCGGCGGCACTAGTTACTCGGACCTGATTAACGATATGTTGGTCGGTAGCGCCGGGAGTGTTACTGGTGGTGGGGGCGGTGGGCCATTGGAATTTTACTTCCCGATTTTTATACCTTCAGGATCTACTATCGCGTTTAAAGCCTACGGCGATGTGGCGAGTACCCTTAGGGCTGCGTGTCAAGTTTATCGGTGTCCGGTTTCGCCGGAATCGCTGAAAGTCGGGACGTTTGTCGAGACGATAGGCGCAACGGCGCCGACAGGGACGGCCGTTACCGCCGGGAATACCGCGGAAGGAAGCTGGACCCTTATAGGCACTACGTCTGTGGCGCTGTGGTATTGGCAGGTTGGTCTCGGCCAGACTGCGGCGGGCGCTGGAGGCGGTAAGGGGTACGCCGTTGATCTTGCTGTCGGGACTGGGGGGAATTACAACGTGATTATAGAAGAACAGCATTTTCAAGAGGACAGTACAGAGAGACTGTCTGATATGGGATGTAGAAACCCGGCGTCCTATTATCCGGTTCCAGCGGGGTCTAGTATGTACGTTCGCGTCGCCTGCGGTTCCGCTCCTAGTGGGACTTTGGCTGCGGTCGTTTACGGAGTAGGTTAATGGCTATTGCAGCATACAAAGACGACAGCGCGTCGATCAGCACGACTGAGTACTCGCTCGTCAATGACTCAACGTCGCTCGCTACGGACACCACGGACGGTATCTACCAGGTGTTTTTGGACCTAAGCGCAATGACCGTTACCGAGCAGTACCAGATCAAGGTTTACGAGAAGTGCTATTCAGCCGGTAGCAAGCTGGTCATCTATGAGTCGATCGTCACCGGCACGTCAGCGCCTACTTGGGTAAGCCCATCCCTGGTACTTCTGTACGGATGGGACGTAACGGTTAAGAAGCTCGCTGGAACAGACCGCACGATCGGCTGGTCTATCAGGCAGGTGGCCTAAATGTGGTTCTTCCAGCCGCTGCTGCTCGGTGGCGCACAACTGCAAGGTGGCGCCCCTGCAGCGTCGTCAACATGGATGGGCCGGCGCGGTTCACGCCCTCGAGATCGGTCTAAATGAGAATGACCTTCCGCGATCCTCTGGTGCAACACACTGCACCGGAGGACTCGAGTTTTACGATCGCCGTGAAGTTCTGGGACGATAGTGCAGAGCCTTGGACGGCGAGCGCGCCAACGACCGTTCACTATCGCATTGACTGCCTGACCACGGGCACGGTACTGGTGGACTGGACTAGCGTATCCCCGAGCGCCTCCGTCTCGCTGACCGTCTCTGTAGCGGCCAACGCGATCAACCAGGAGGCGAACTGGCGCGAGAAGCGTCAGGTTACCGTCAAGGCTGATGACGCATTGTCAACGCAGTACCTTGGGACGCACTGCTACTACGTGGAAAACAACGTTGCAGTCTAAGTGCTGCGAGCCTGACTGTCCGAATCCCGGAGCAGTACACGCGACGCCCGGCAAGCTCTGGTGCGTAACGCACTACTGGCTGCACGCACTGCGCCACGAGGTAGAGATCATCGCAGAGGGCGTTTATGCCAAGCATCAGCGTAAACCCAAGGATGCCCAAAGAGGGCACGAGTAAGCCCATGACGGGCATGCGGTTGTTGCCGCGCAACATATTGAGATCAGCATTGAGTTAACACATGCCATTTGCGAAAGGAATTTCTGGAAATCCTGGTGGGCGGCCGAAAGAGTCGGCAGAGGTCAAGCGTCTAGCGCGCCAGCATTGTGAGGCGGCTGTAGCGAAGCTCGTCGAGCTCATGGGCAGTTCCAATGAGTCCATCTCCCTAGCCGCCGCCAATGCTCTCCTGGATCGTGGTGTTGGCAAGCCCGCACAGGCGATCACGGGAGACGACGAAGCGCCGCCGATCAAGGTCAGGGGGTTGATTGAGTTCGTTACAGCGATGGCAGTTTCCGGAGAAGCTCCGGTTTCTGATTGAGGAGCAGCACCGTTATAGGGTTGCCTTTGGCGGCCGTGACGGGGCGAAGTCGTGGAGTTTCGCTCGAGCGCTGTTGATCCGTGGTGCGTCAGAGCCGCTGAGGATCGGGTGCTTTCGCGAGATCCAGAACAGCATCAAGGACTCGGTGCACAAGCTGCTTAGCGACCAGATCGAGGACATGGGGCTATCGAAGTGCTACGAGGTGTTAAAGACCGAGATCAGGGGCGTTAACGGGACTGAATTCATGTTCGCGGGTTTGTCGAACCAGACGCGCGACAGTATCAAGTCTGCGGAGTCGATTGACATCGCCTGGGTGGAGGAAGCCCAGAGCGTGAGCAAGCGGTCATGGGATATCCTGGTCCCGACGATCCGCAAGCCCGGCAGCGAAATCTACGTATCGTTTAACCCCGATATGGAGACGGACGCGACGTACCAGCGGTTTGTGGTGAACCCGCCGCCTGACTGCAAGACGGTCAAGATCAACTACTCGGACAACCCGTGGCGTTCTCAGGCGCTAGACGCCGAGCGCGAGCACATGCGCGCTACGGCTCCCGAGGACTTCGCGCACATCTACCTTGGAGAGTGCAGGCCGGCTGTAGAGGGCGCGATCTACTACAACGAGGTATCGGCGCTACGGAACGGAAACCGGCTGTGTAACGTCCCATATGACCCGCTGCTCAAGGTGCACAGGGTCTGGGATCTGGGCTGGAACGATTACATGTCCGTGGTCTTTGTGCAGCGCCAGGCCAGCGAGATCCGGGTGATTCGCTACGTCGAGGACAACCACCGGACGTATGCGGACTTCATGGGTGAGTTTGGCGGGTACGGGTACAACTACGGGACGGACTGGCTGCCGCATGACGGCAAGGCCAGGTCTGCCGAGTCTGGCCGCAGCCCGCAGATGATCCTCGAGCAGCTAGGCTGCAA